TCACATTCCCAATATGGAATCCGTATCAGGGCGGATGATAGTCCAGGCGGAAACCAGTGCCTCTTTCAGCTTTTCCTCACCTGCAAACTCTTTTTGTCTCTTTAAAGCATATGCTGTCTTTTCATCCGGGGACAGTATATAGTACTCACTGTCGTCCCGGTATGTATCGCTCAAAAAGATATAGTTTCTCGAAGGCGGCCTCCGGTAGGCAATATCGGCTATAGACCATTGTACATGATATCCCTCGCTGTACACCTCATTATAATCCACAAAAATAATGATGTCCTCCTTCTTGTCGGTCTGGTACTTTAACGCCTCTATTCTCATAAATCCCACCCTTCCTTGCAGCAGCCGGCCCTTGCTCATCCATTGCCCGTGCAGATGTATTAATTAAAATTTACCATATCACCCGGGATTTTTCAATACAATTTACAAGGTTAGGATTAAAGTTACAGAAAACGGTTATTCTCTGCGGCTCCGGTCTATGGTACAGCTGTATTATGTAAGCCAGATCCGTTTCGCGCTGCTGGCTTCTGCCAGCCTAAGAGCAGCTTCCCATGTGGAATGTCCCCATCCCTTGTGGAAGATATAGTCTTCCGGTGAGTACTGGACATCACAAATCACAAGTCCGGCATTCTCAGCATAGTTTGGCAGCAAATCCGTCATCTCCTGGTTTAATTCACAGTCAAGTCCATAGAATACCATGGTTTCTTCTAGCTGTATCCGGTACAGCACCGTCTGGTCCGGGTGGTTGGAACGGATGGGGAGAATCTATACGGACTGCGGCAGCGACAATGTGCGGGAATTATGGAAGACAAGCTATTATCCGAAAGACTTGTAGTAACCAAATAGTAGCCAAAATATTTTATGTGAACTATCTTATAAAATGGCAAAAAGAAAAACCCTTGAATTCACAAGGGTTTTAACAAGCCACTGGCCGGACTCGAACCGGCGACCCACGCATTACGAATTTTAAAAATCGGTATTTTCAACACGTTTTATTAGATTGTGTCATTCAAAAAAGTACGTATTTAAGCCATTTCTAGGCTATATCCTATTTTCCACCAATTTTTCTTGATGCAACTTTGTTAGTCAAATGTTAGTCAATAAAATGCCCCAGTATGCCACATATAAATGACATCCTGGGACTTTGATTAGTTCTCTTTTTCTTCTATTCGCCGTACTTTTCTACCTGTTCTTTTGGCAAGAGGGATAATCTCTTTAACTGTCACCCGCTGCGGACCATAAAATGTTTCCACTACCACCCTATCCCCCGGAGCTATCTTATCTATCAATTTCAAGGGGATTTCCCACTGATATTGCTTGCCACCTTCATTGAATACCGCTTTAATCCCTTGTCTCCTTATTCGTCTTACTGGCACCATATCCTTCCCTTGTTCACACATAAGTAGATATGTGGTGTATCCATCCATCAATACCCCGTGTTCATCAATCACAATTTCCCTTTTATATACGCCGTACTTTTCATAGAACCGCCTAGCCTGTTCCATCTTCTTTTTTGTCGGCCTTGAACCGGAATTTCTTCTGGACATAGATATATTGGATAATCTAACAATATGTTTATCACTACATGCTCCAGCCTGGAACGCATCATTTCCCCATTCAGACAGCAGTTCATAGAATCGCTGGTTTACTTCTTCATTCACTAAAAGTTTACCATATACCCTCTGATGCGCTTCCCTTACGATTTCGGGCGTGAAAACAAAATCTTCGGTTGAATATTCCATACCCATCTTATAAATATTGTTTAACACCCTTGCCATCTGCCCTAAAAGCTTCTTAGACAGGTCGCTTATTCCGGCTGTCTGGGCCATCCCCATAAGCATTTCTATATTAATTGGATAGTGCATCTACTTTGCCCTCCTTGCCCGTTCAGTCCTTTTACCCATGATAACGCCGTACTGGAATATATTAAAAAACTGCTGCTCCTGCATCAAGTGATTATATGTACGCCAGTCCATCAAGTGATATTCCTTCCCAGGCTTCTGATGGGAAAGCATCTCCATATTGTCTTTAAAGTCCATCATTGCCATTGCTTCCAGCAGCACACGACAAACTGGCTCCCATGTGTTTCCTTCAAGGTTGCCCTTTTCAACATCTTCCAATGTTTCTGCATCTGCATCCAAAAAGCCCCGGCATAACATAACGATGCTATTAAAATCCTTGCAATTCTCATTTATAACAACTGCGTTCTGTGTCGCGGAATAGAATACCACTACCTCTGATAGCGAATGCTTACCGCCCCATGACTGTAATATACAATACGCATCCTCCAGTGTGATTTCTGCCACGTTGCAAGCGTACAATCTTCTTTTTTCATCAATTAAATGATACATTTTCAATTTACCTCTTTCTTTTTATTAGGGGCCATGCTAATATACCTATGTGATTAGGAACGGCCCCGGCTGTTTCGTTGGCCCCTGTCAGTGTTGGTAGCACTGGCAGAGGCTTTTTCTTATGCTATTGCAATTTCCTGTACCTGTGAGCGCCCAAAGAATCTGGCCTTATAAGCTTTCCCATCTCCCCGGCTTCCCCATATCAGTTCAGTACCAAACAGGGCCTTGCTTCCATGAATAACTTCATATCCTAACTGTTTCCAGCCGTTCCAGGTATTTGTTTCTTCCTCAACTCCTGCCGTGGCCTTTGCTTCTTCAATTCTCTTTGCGTTGATTGCCTCTGCCTTTGCAGATAACCATGCCCTGTGTAAACACTCTGCAAAAGAAAGTTCTTTTTTCTCCCGGTAAAGCCTCCATGCTCTCAGCATGATTTTTTGAAGATTGTACTTCATGATTTCTGTCTCCTTCCTTGTCCGGCTGAATCATCTTCCTGGCTATTGGTTTTGCTCTATTGCTCACTCACAGGTATATGGTTTTCAGCTTCACAACTTTTCGGGCTGTTCGTTTGTTTCATCCTTATAACTACATTATATATCTATTCACGTGAATAGTCTATTGGCATCATTTATATATTTACGTGAATATATTTGTGAATTTTGTATATTTACGTGAATAGACTTTTTTGCTATAATATTGGTATGGTAGAGAAGGTGTATTTATTATTCGTCACTCCATTTACCTAAAAATGAAAGAAGGTGATAAAATGCCAGAAGATAGCAAAATCAGCAAAGCGCAGCAAAAGGCGGTGCATGAATATGTGAAACGAAATTATGACCGCATCGAATTAACCGTAAAACCCAAAGGGAAAAAAGAAGAAATAAAAGCTCATGCTGAATTAAGCGGAGAAACATTAAATTCCTTTATTAATCGTGCAATAGACGAAACAATGAATCGTGACACGATGCAGACGCAGAAGGAAATCTAATTATGGAATACGGATTAAACAAAACCCAATACTTGCACAAAATATACGGCTCCGGTCACTATATAAAGAAATAATCCCTTTACTTAAATATGACATATATCCAAAGGCCCATTCACTACTTTCGTAATTTATGCGAATGGGTTTTTGGATATATAGAAAAGAACACTAATCTTGTTTTAAAATCAGTGTTCTCAATAATTTAACCTATCTTAATATTTTTTTTCATCAGCTTTATTTTGATTATTTCTCTATTTCTCCCAACTTGACAGGAATCGTTTTATTAATCGGAAGGATTTTCCCCAAAATCGGGAAGCGCTGTCCATCTTCTAACTCTGCATACCCCAATATTTCAAATCTTAATGGCCTGCTACTGCCTTTTGGCATCAGTCCAAACATTTCCGCAGCAGTTGGACACTGAATGTCAATGTAGTCCATTGCACTCATATCATAATCTCCTTTTCATAATAAATGGTTGATTCTCACCGGGATTGAATCCGCAGCCCCTATCAGTCTTGCGTGTCTATTGCTTTCGGCTCACAGGTACGATTGATAGGTTTGTGGGGGATTGTCTGCCCCGGCTGCTTTTGTTTTGTGTTCCTTGCTATGTATATAGTATATATCTATTTGCGCAAATAGTCCATTGGCATACTTCATATATTTGCGCAAATATATTTGTGAAATTTGTATATTTACGCAAGTAGATATTAGTGCTACAATATGGGTATAATGAAAATAGGTGATTTTAACTTTTATCACCTAATGAAAGGGGAAATATGAATCTATGGCAGAGGAAAGCAAAATAAGCAAAGCCCAGCAAAAAGCAGTAAATAAATATATCAGTAACAATTATGACAGAATTAATCTCACTGTACCTAAAGGGAAGAAAACTGACATATCGAAACACGCTGAAATACATGGTGAAAGCCTAAATGGTTTTATCAATCGCGCCATTACACAAACTATCGAATCTGATAACGCCGCCCAGGAAGGAGTGTGACCCTATGCCATTACCACAAGAAAGAATCCATACCATTGACGATATTTACAATCTGCCAGAAGGTGAACGGGCTGAACTAATTAACGGACAGATTTATTACATGGCCCCACCCAGCACAGTGCATCAAAGAACATTGTCATTCCTGCACCTGGAGATAGGAAACCACATCCGCAACAATAATGGTTCCTGCGAGGTATTCCCGGCTCCGTTTGCCGTGTTCCTCCAGGCAGAGGATGAAAAGAGTAATACAAACTACCTGGAGCCAGATATATCCGTTATTTGCGACAAAGACAAATTGAACAGTAAGGGCTGCAACGGTGCGCCGGATTGGATTATAGAAATTGTATCCCCTTCCAGCCGCCAGATGGACTATTATAAAAAGCTGGCCCTCTATCAGGGCGCGGGGGTACGGGAATACTGGATTGTAGACCCAGCTAGGGAAATTATCGTGGTCTATGATTTTCCGAATGAAACTCCCCCTACCATTTACCGATTCAACGATTCCGTTAAGGTCAACATATATGAGGATTTTTCCATTGATTTTAGCCAATTAAAACTTTGATACCATTTCTACAGGAAGGAGCGTAATCCATGCCATTACCCAAAGAAAGAATCTATACCATTGATGATATCTACAGTCTGCCGGATGGAGAACGGGCCGAATTGATTAACGGCCAAATTTATTACATGGCACCACCCAGCAGGAAACACCAGGAAATAGCTGGTGAACTCTTTACATCAATCAACAACTATATCCATTCTAATGGTGGTCCCTGTAAGCCTTATATCGCTCCGTTTGCTGTCTATTTACATGAAAATGATAAAACCTATGTTGAACCTGATATCAGTGTCATTTGTGACCCAAACAAGCTAAATGACAAAGGCTGTAGCGGTGCGCCAGATTGGATTATTGAGATTGTATCCCCCAGTAGCAAGCCTATGGACTATTACACCAAGTTATCCTTATACCGTGAAGCTGGTGTCCGTGAATATTGGATTGTAGACCCACTACGACAGATAATCCTTGTGTATGATATGGAGCATGGGGACAGCCCGGTTATCCATTCCTTTAATGATTCAATCCCCGTAAGGATTTATCCAGGATTCTCCATTGACTTTAGCCAATTAAAACTTTGATATCATTGCAGAAAGGAGCGTAAAACCATGAGCAATAGAGACTTAGCCAAAAGCTTAATTGACCAGATTCCCGAAGGTAAGCTTGTTTTCATAATCCCATATCTCCAAGGAGCTGCTATCCCGGATGAAATACCCAATGCTGAAACATTGGAAGCATTTGCAGAGCTAGAGAACGGGGGAGGCCATCTTTTTACTGGAAGCACTGAGGACCTTATAAGCGAACTGATGGAGGACTGACCATGTTAGATGTGCGGTATTCTACCAGATTCAAGAAAGATTTCAAAACTTGTGTGAAACGCGGCCTTGATGTATCCACATTTCAGAATGCAGTTGACACATTAAGAATCCCGGCCCCATTGCCAGAAAAGAATAAGGACCATAATTTATCAGGAAACTATGTCGGTTACAGAGAATGCCATTTGCAGCCGGATTGGTTATTGATTTACCAGCAAACCGAAACAGAATTGCTATTGCAGCGAACCGGAACCCATGCGGATTTATTTGGAATGTAACTTAAACGAATGCAGCAGAGGGTACTGCAAAACGCCGTACACCCATAAGGTGTCGCGAAACACGACACCTAAAGAAACATGAGCACCAGCGTAAACCAAAACATAACCAGCGGATTGGGAGGGGGCTCCTCAAAATTGGGCAGACCTTTTTATAGAATCTAGCTATATTCAAGAACAAAGTAAACATATAGTTCATAATGTAAAGGATATTTTAAATGAGAAAAAATAATAAAATGGGGCAACCAATAACTTTCTTCCAGGTATGGGGAAAACTCCCCTTACCACCGTAGCAATAGGTATGCTGGTAGGGTGTACCTGTGGGCAGCAGCAAGGAGGAAACAGTCTTGTCCTGCCCTCTGCCCCGAAATAGGGCAGTGGTTATCTCACAGCCGGAAATTCGGCCGTGAGATATGCTTTGCTGTGTCAACAGAAACAATATAGTCTTGAAGCTCTCTAATCTGCACACCGCCGTTGTTTTGAACCTCCGTAGGCGTAAGTACATTGGTCATTTCATCACTTTCAAAGTAAATCATATAAACCTGTTGCTGGACTACCCCCTTTTGAGTTTTCGTCATTTTTGACGATAACCTCTAAATAATCCATTTTATCGGAAAAACCGTATTCACACATCCTTGAAAACCTCTCTACTCCCCTCAATTTGAACCCGCTCATTTTTGAGCATATTGAAATCTTTACCGTTTTCCAATCCCTCATGCAAATCTGCTTTGCTATGTCTACGGAAATCTGCACGTCCATCGTAAATCCTTTTGCGCTCATATACTGCGCATTTTTCTCAAGCTCTACAGCGTTTCCATTTTTGGAATCGCTCCACATAACCGTATAATCGTTTTCAGTAAAACCATACTCACCCGGATTCTGTGGGTGAGGTATATAACGTTTCGTTACCCACCTGCAATGAATACCGCTGAAAATTCAGCTGTACTCAATTGTTCCTTTAGAAGGTCGATTGATTGCAATACATTCCTGGGTTCTGCGGATGAGGTATTTCCAGTATTGTCCAGACCTAACAAATCGCTTCCCACCTACTCTATCCGATTTTCTCTGAATCCTCGGATTATCAAAAGCAAAAAACACTTGACGTTATATGGTATGACATTATAATTGATTTTATAGAATTAAAACTATTGTAAATCAGAAGGGGAAATCATATGAGTAATTTTGTAACAGGAACAAGCCATAAATCACGAAAAATAGCATTAATTCTTTGTGTTTTAGGAGGAATTTTTGGGATACATCAATTCTATGTGGGAAAGTATGGCAAAGGCTTCTTTTACTTTTTTACGGCTGGTGGTTTCATCATTGGATGGGTCTATGATTTTATATGTATACTTCTGGGACGTTTCCAAGACCAATATGGCAATTATCTGATAGAGTGGTAAGTAAATATAAGGCAAGGGTATTGTTGCAGTATAATATTGCCCTACGCTCTTTATCCATTTAAGAAGCGTAGGGCAATATTATTATAAAGCATTAGTTTACACTAACAACAAATTTTTTCCTGTTCGATTTTTTTCCATACGGTTTCTCCTAACTACAGTATCATAGATGGCCTTTCCTTCGAGGTTTACCGTCAGGCGGATATCTCCGCCACCAGCTCCGTTTACTTCAAACATTGCTTCTTTAAGGGCTTGCTTCATAGTTGACAAGGGAGATACCACTTCCGGCTCCTTTGGGTTATCTCCCAGAATAGCAGCAAACTCTCCTGCCCGTGGTGGAACTACAGTACCAGATGCAAGGCGAGGCAAATGTATCTGCTCGCCATAAGCTCCACGCGGTATCACTGAAACAATATTCTTTACAAAACTTCCACCAATACCCTTTACCTTTCCTGCTTGCTCTAAATCATCATAACCTTTAAGCACGTCACCTATTGCATCAATAATACTACGCAATTTTTCCATTACATTATCTTTTAATTCCGTAAACTTATCAATAATTGATGGAATAAAATTAGAAATACCGTATAATAACCCTTCCATGATATATCCACCCATTTCCTGCATAATGGTAGATGGACTATTTATACCAAAAGCCTTTTTAAAACCTTCTATAAACGGCGTAAATATATGGTCATAAATCCAATGAAACAAATCCCCCAATGCCTTAATAATCCCCCAGAACAATCCCCTAACAATATCACCACCGCATTCCTCTACAGCTTGCGTGAAATAATCAGATACTTTTTCTGGTATTCCTTCAAATAATCCAGCTACAACAGAAGCCATTCCACCAATCAATCCTCCTGCTGCTTGCGCCAACTCTTCAGCAATAGATAACCAGTCTATACTTTTTATAAATGTCTGAATTTTCTGCCCTATTTCATGCCAATCTAAAGTAGCAATGGCGTTATTTAATCCGCTAAGTATCCCAACTGCTAGGCCAGATAATGATGCTCCTAGCACATCGGGGTCTATTTTTTCCAACGCGCCATTTAATGAATGACCTATTTCTGTGCCAAACTTCCCCCAATCAAACTGATTCACAAAACCTAATAACGTTTCTGGAAGAATCATGAACTTGTTACCTAACAATCGTCCCAATTCTTTCCAGTCTATTTCATTAACAAAACCGTTTGCTCCATCCCCCAATCTCTTACCTAAATTTGTCCAGTCTATTCCATCTATCAATAAATTAAGAGTATTTACAATGGTATTAACTCCTGCTCCTATGGTGCGTCCTAACAAATCCCAATCTAAATTGTCAACCAAACTGTTGAAGGTTTGAGTGAACGCATCAACAAAATATGTAATTTTAGGCTCTATGTTATTCCAGTTAATTACATCATATACCCTCTGTAACCCCTCATTTAATCTTTCTGCAACATAAGCACCCAGTCCATTCCAATCCTCTGCATGTATTAGGCTTTTGATTTTGTCTGCCATCTCCTTTATTGCTGTTTCGATTGGAACTGTCTCAAACATTTCAGATGGTGAAATTTCATTTCCACCGCCTCCAGCATTTCCCTTATCTTGTGATACATTTAATTTGTCAAACGATGCAAGCGCACCCTCTGCAGCCTTTGCTGCCCCTCCTGTTTTCTCAAGACTTGCAGCATAATCCTGTTGAACCTTTACCGCTTTAACAAATGTACTCTTTCCTGTTAATGCAGAAAAAAACTGTGCTAAAGCAGTTACGGCAGAGGACAAGAGAGAGATTAAATAGTTAAGGGCTGGCGCTATTGTTGTAAGTATTGGTGAAAAAGCAGTTGCAAAGCTATTTTTCAATTGGGTCAATGATGACATAAGCCCGGATAGCGTGGTATTGGTATCTTTTGAATAATGTGCCAGATTCTCCATTCCCTCTCTTATGCTTTTCGTTACAGATGACAAAGCTCTAAATGCCATCCCCATAAGTAAGGCCGTAGACAACATTTTCCCAAATGAGTACCCAGATTTCTTTGCACCCTTATTAATTCCAAAGATTCCCGCACTTAATCGCTTTAATCCACCTATCATTCCTTTTCCTACCATCTGTGCGAAAGCAATCATAGCTTTTTGCGCCTCTAAGGCGACTTTCTTCAATATAGGCAAGAGAGCATTAAGTCCCTTTACCATTCCTGCTATTCCTACTTTTATCATTGATACAGGGAAATTTAAAAACAGTTTTCTTATTTTTTCCATTCCAGTTGCAGAGGAATTAAATACTATCTTAAGACCATTTAATGTACTACCCAAAAAGCCTGTTGATTCAGTTACACTTATGATTCCCTGCTGCAAATTGTAGATTTTACCACTCAAAATCTGGAAAGAATTATTTAAACGGCTATTTATATTTTCTAACTCAGTCCCCTTTTCAACAAGTCTCACCATACTACTTTGTACCGCATCTGTACCAGATTCAATTTTAAAAGCTTTTCCAGACTCTATGAGGTCTAACAATTCAGTATTTGCGTACTGAATTGTCTTTATAAGCTCAGATATATCTCTTTGTGCAGACTTGTAAATTTCATCATTTGAACTACCACCTAATTCCAAGAATTGTTTTTGTTTATGTATAAGGTTTTCAAGTCTCGATTGTGATTCTTCAATCTGTTTCTGTATTTCAACATATTCTTGAGTGGGGACACCTTGATTTTCATAATCTGCCGCCACCTGTCCTAATTCCACTAGCGCAGCGCTTTGTTTCCTTATAGCCTCAGATGCAGTATTCTTTCCTTTAGCCAATGTACCAGACATTCTTTTTAATGCGCTTTCTATCTCACTTATTCCTAAATTTATTCCATCTGTCAATATCTTCGTATCAATAATAATACTTCCATCTGCCATGCATATACTCCTTTATTTAACCCACTGATTCACCAATCCAGTAAAATTTATAACAAACTCTTCGTACTGTTTGAAATTAGGAACCTCCACGCCGAATGTTTTCAGACAAGCTCCTTTACCAAAAACAGTATTGAATTTATCCGCCAACTCCTTACAAAATTCGCTTGTATCAATCATATCATTATCATTTTTTTCTGCTAACGCCCTATATCCTGCTTTCTGTATTGACGTTGCCCAATCATTAAATATTTCCGTGTTCGATAAATCTATTTGAATATAACCATTTTTTACCTGTATAGTTTTAATTAGTGTTCTCATTATTTCCTTTCATATCCTGCCGTATGATTTTGATTCCATTTAAAGTCTAAAGGCTTTTTGTATGCATTTTAGTGCATTTTGTGCATTCGCCAACATATTTGTGTTTAAAGCTGATGCCAGCAGAGGGACCTACTCCCGGTTTTTTTGTGCGCACTTTTGCGCAATTTGAAACTATGCCATCACTGACCCGGTATTTCACCGCCACAGGCCAGTATCCATTATCTTAATCAGCTTTGCATACCCCAGCGACAAGAGTAATTCTAACATGCCTGTCTCACCGACACGTTACGATAAGTTGGTGATATTACTGTTTTTCCTGCTCTAATGCTTTAAGAATAAGATTAGCCGAATAGAATACAGCATTCGCCTCCTTTGCCGTTATTTCTCCATTGACCACCCAATTATTGACGTGGACCAGTGAGCGCCGTACCTCTGCCGGGGTATCCCAATTCAAATAGTAAATTATCATGGCTCTCGCCCATGACAATTTTATCGTGCGTCTGATGCACAACCTTTAAATCTCACTTTATTTCTTACGATTAATTTTCTTTCTGCTATAAACATAATACTAAGGTTTTCTAAGGTTTTATTGAACGACAACCATTTGGTGGTCGATGAACCGTATACATGATGTTTATGGTTTTAGGGTTATTTAGGGGTATATTGTAAAAATGTCTGGTTTAATCTGGTTCCTATACTGTGCAAGCGTAAGTTTCCGTAAGCAGATATTAGCCGTCCATACCCCATAGAACGCATCAGAATGCCCTTCCTGCTATTTTAACTAGCTATGCGGGAATTTCTCTGTATCCTCCTGTCCCTCGGTATTATAGGCGCTTTCCCTTCCAGCAGCAGACTAAATAATGCTAATGTTTTCCTGCGGTATGCGTAAAAATCATCACGTTTAGCGGGAATATACGATTTAATATAAATACGGTCATACCCTCTTTTTTGTGTGAGAGATTCAATAATAAAAGTAGATAGTCCTGGATTACTTAATTCAGCCGCCTTGCATATTAAGCCTTTGTTTTCTTCCCGTATGGCAAGTTCATTAATTCAGCCGTCCGGCTGCAATCTATTCCGTAATCGCTTAAGCTCTTGTCCCTTGTCCTCATTGCTTATACACCATCCTTCTGATATAATTAAAGCAATGTGACTTTCCCGCTGCCATCACCCATTTAAAACGACAGCGGGATTTTTTATACACTTTCTTTTCGTTGTTCCCGAACTTAACCACAAACTGACCAAATTTTGTACCATCAAGGACTAATTCAGCTGTAGCAATCTGATTTCCGAGAGCAATTATCCTGGAAATCACCCACTTTCTTTGTGTTATAGTAAAAAAATAAAGCCCTTCCTTAAACGGCTCTGCGTCTCAGCGTCTGGCTCTATACAATCATACTGCTATGTAATTTTTATTCTGCTGGCATATAAAAGACCCTCTGTCCGGTCTGATATGCCAAATCCACCTCATAAAGAACACCTTTATGAAACCTGCTTCTGACATACACCGTTGCCCCCTTTACCATCGTGGCTATATTCTGCATATATTTCACCATATTCAAGGTATTGCCTTGCATCCTGGGTTCTTATCTTCACCGCTTACCCCTCCTTTCGATTTCTGTCAACACCGCCATTGCTATATCCTTGCTGAATGAATCTGGATGTTTTGTCATGAAACACTTAACTGCATTTACGGTTTCCTCCCAGTATTCATCATCATCTGGTTTTCCTACTGGAAGCCGCTGCTTAAATAGCTTCCAAACGTCTGCGAACATTTCAAATTCCTGTTGTACCTCTGAATTTTTTACCACATCTGCCCCCTGTTAATCAAATGGTGTTTTCTCCTTTGCGGGCTTGAAATCAAAATCTTTACCCTCTGTTTCCTTGAAACTCATTTCCTCACCAACAAATTCCATTTGAAATTTTGCTGTTTTCCCTTGTCGGTTTTTCTCTACCTTCACCCCTTTGTATCTTTCATTTTCTTCTGAAAGATTCCAAAGCAGCATAACAACTGATGCATCCTGCTCAATATCACCTGATTCCCTCAGTTCCGACATAGTGGGTTCTTTTGTCTGCCGTCCCTCTGATGCCCTGTTTAACTGCGATAAGACTATGATAGGCCGGTTCAACTCCATTGCTAATGATTTAATTGCCTTTGAAATATCGCCCACTTCTGACACCCGGTTAGCATAATGACGTTCTGTCTTTATAAGCTGCAAATAATCAATGATGATGCAATCAGCCCCCATGTGCTGGCATTCTCTGCGTATCTCGCCCACGGATTTAACCCCGCTTGATATCCACACATCCAGCCTTTTCAGTTCCGTATTGGCCTTTTGGAACCGTTCTTTTTCATCCCCCAAGAAAGCCTTGCCCTGCCGGATACGGTTTATCATAATACCAGATTGACGCGACACCAGTCGTTCATACATCTGCTTATTTGTCATTTCCAGATTATACAGCAGCACCCGCTTGCCCTGGATTCCCATATTGGTCAGTATTTGCGTAACAAAAGCAGATTTTCCAACTGCCGGGCGCGCTCCAATGACAATGATATCCCCACCCTCCAGACCTCCAAGGCATTCATCCAATCGTGTGAATCCCGTGTAAAGAAAATCCCGTTCTCTGTCCACAAAACATCCTGGGGCCATTTCGTCAACAATCTCACTTAAGCTTTTTGCCTTTGGCCTATCATCCTCTTGCAATGCCTCCAGAGCGTTCACAGTCTCCCCTATTTGCTTTTCTACGGCAGAGGGGTGGAATTGTACCGCATTGATAATTTGCGTGGCTGTACGGGCCTTATATGCGTTCTTAATCACATCTGCATATTCCCCAGCCGCAGTGCTTGTCACACTTGAATCACTGCACTTTTTTAATTTACTCAGTAATTCAGATTGGGAAACATCAGCAATATTTGCTGCAAGGGTTACAAGATTGGCCTGATATCCAAAATCATGCGCTCTCAAAAATTCCAGATATAGCCGCCCTAACAGCGCATCAACAAACATATCAGGGCGAATGCTCCCGCAATCCTTGATTGCCCGTGGTTCCATCATCAAGGCACCAATAAGCGCTTGCTCTGCATTAACAATCATAAATCACCCTCCCCCGGCAGATAATCAATAATGGCCTTTGACATAAATGTATCGAAATTTTTATAATAATCTAACTCTGTTCCCTCTTCCTCCCGTTCACGGGTATAGGCTCGAACCGCCAAATAAATTTGCTTGTTAGACAGCCGATAACGAACTTTGTTAATACAGCGCCCCTTTTTCACATAAGCACAATAGTATTCAAATGCTTTTGCTTTTCCCCTCTTTTTGGGATATATGGCATAAATCTTTTCAAAGTCTGTTTTCAGCTCTTCAAGGTCGGAATTATCATCTCCCGTCTTATCTGGTTCGGCTCCAGGCGAACATAATATATTATTATCTAACTCTATACTAACCTGTGCTTCCATTTTGGATACATCATGGATACGTCCTGTATCCAGTTCGTATACGCCATTATTAACAGTCAGTTGAGATAACTGTTCTTGATATACAGTGCGCTTATATCTGTCTGCTTGTATGTAGTTATTTTGTTTCCAATGAGTAATAACCATGATTCCATCATCTAACGCTATTACAAAGCCCCTGGAAATCAAAACATTAAGGTCATCACACCCACAATTGACCAATTTAGTTATTTTCTTGGGTGATGATACGAAGCCATCATCGTCAGCCCGCATCCCCAAATGAAAATATAAATTTTGCGAGGTAGCAGGCATATCCAAAAATTTGTCGGTGTCCACTACATCAAGAGAAAACATCCTCCTATTTGCCATTTATCCACCTCCAGTCTAAGCATCCGCCTCATACCCATTCAGAAAATCCACCAGTTTACCAAAATTGACCAAATACTTCGTTCCAACCATGACAAACGTTATTTTCTTTTGTAGGCACAATTTTCTTATGCAATCATAAGATAATCCGGTTCTCTCTGCTGCCTTACGGATGGTAAGCATTTCTGGAATGGACTGCTCCTCCTGCACTGGAAGTTTAATAGCCGCTTCTAATGCCGCCATCTCATTAAGAATAGCCTTTTCCTGCCTTTCTGTGTTTGTGTTCCAACAGGAACCGGATTGCAAGAAAAGTTCTGAACGCTGCCGCGCTAAGTCCGTATATCTGGAAACCATTTCCATTTTTGTCATAAATCTAAGCTTGCTCCTTTCCATTCATCCATGCCGCCCAGCATATTTCTATTCTAAAATTTCAGTTACATCAACCTCTAACGCATCTGCAATCTTAAATGCAGTTCTTGCCTGACAATTCTTTCCGTTAATAAGAGTAGATAAATTCCCCCTACTCATGCCTACTTTGTCTGCAAGGTCCTTCTGGTACATATCATGTTTTGCCATAATAATTTCCATCTTAGTTTTACACAGTCTCATAATCCACCTCCTTATGGAACTATTTTTAGCTCTATTTATATTATATAGAACTAATTTCGATTTGTCAACTATGTGAACAGAACTATTTTTAGCATTGAAAAAACATTTCCTATGTGATATGCTTAAAGCATCATAAGAAAGGATGTGGGTATATGAAGGCCAGTACATTATTAAGAATTGGTGATAGCATCCGTATCCTAAGAAAAAATAAGGGTTGGACGCAAAAAAAGCTTGCTAGCGAAAGTGGCATTCACGAAGTACAGATTCGCAGATATGAAAACAATCAATCACTTCCCAGAGATGAACAATTACAAAAACTTGCTAGTGCTCTAGGAGTCGAAAAAGATTTTTTTACACGCATGGATAACATACAAAAAACTGTTCAAGCCGCCAAAGCAATGGATGAAAAGGCAAAAAAATCCTTTTCTGCACAAGAAGTATTTATTTTAGGAAAAGACAAATTAAGTCTACCGATAACAACGTCTACTCAAGCTCATTTGTCATATGAAGAAACAGAAATAAAACTTCATAACAATGATAGTATCTATAATCATGAATATCTTGACGACATGAAGTTTAATGGTATTATGCAAAAAACTAACCGTGGAGAAGAGCTGACACCGCAGGAATCCATATTCAAATCAGCTTACCTGGCAAGAGCCTTAAGAGGCATAGGAGATTCTTTCGCACAATATTATGCAATGTTAAACGAAGAAGGTCAAAAGAAAGCTGACGAAGAAATAACCAGAACCATTAAACAGCTAGAATTGCTTACGAAAATACCGGAATACAGAAAAAAAGACTAATTAACCACTATTGTCAACTATCAATTTTCCATTCATCCATGCCGCCCAGCAGATGAAAGGAAGGATATTATGGCAAGTGTAAGAAAGCGCGGTAACTCTTATCAAGTCACGGTTAGCAATGGGCGCAGAGCCGATGGGTCCCAAATACTTGAAACGGAAACATTCACACCAGAGCCAGGAATGACCCCAAAACAGGAGAAAAAGGCCCTGGAGCAATTTGTAATGGACTTTGAGCGTGATGTAAAATCAGGCCAAAACGTTAAAGGCCGGCGCATGACTTTGGAGGAACTATCTGAGTTATTTTTAAAAGACAATGAACCTACAGGAAAACCGGATGAAGATATTATGTCCATCACTACCTGGGCCAGCTATAAAAACTGTTTGAAATTGCGCATTGTCCCACGCCTGGGGCATTTAAAGATATGCAGCATCATCCCTAAAAACCTTAAGGATTACAGCAAGGACTTAAGGCAGGACGGGGCCAGGATTGACGGAAAGCCCGGCGGGCTATCTGAAAGCACCATAACAAGGGATTGCGCCATTGTCAGCAGCTTATTGTCTTATGCCGTTGGTGAGGGATTACTCACCATAAACCCTTTAATCTATGCTGGAAAGCAAAGCAAGGGACACAGACCCAAGAAAGAGTATAAGGTGAAATATCTTACCATAGAGCAAACACAAGCGTTCCTGTGGGCCTTAGACAACCCTATGACGATAAAATATGGAGGCCGTAAGCGTAAAAACAAATCAGGGGAAGTATATTCAATCAAAGAATATCAAACGTCCTGGAAACTCTCTTTAAAATGGCGGGCTTACTTTTATCTGGCTCTATTTATTGGTGACAGACGTGGTGAGAATATAGCTTTCACATGGAATGATATAGATTTAGATACCGGAACCGTGAATATTGAAAACTCTACAGCTTATGTGGATGGAAAGATAATACAGAAAAAGACAAAAACAAATAAAACACGCACTCCTGTTATACCGCCTGTCGTCACGGGCATATTGAAATTATGGAAAGCGGAACAAATGCGCCAAAGCATGGAGCGCGGCACATATTGGCAGGGATACCACGGGAAAGAATTTGATAAGAATTTTATCTTCACACAAGAAAATGGGATTCAAATGCACCCTTCAAGCCCATACCATCAGTTTAAACGAATTATAGAACTGTATAACAAATATGTGGCAGAGGATTGCAGCCACATGATTCCCCCGGATATAACCCCACACGATTTACGGCATACCGCAGCCTCCATATTGATTGCTAACAATATGGACCCGCGCTCCGTTGCCGGGGTTCTGGGACATTCCAATGCGACCACCACATTAAATATCTATGCCTACTTTTTCCGCAGCAAGAATGAGGAAGCAGCTAACATCATGGAGAGTGTTTTAATCAAGGCAAATTAG